GGTTCAAGGATGCCGTGGAGGGGGGGGCATGGGGGAACTTGGGATCCAAAGCAACAGGGGGGACCCAACCCCCGCACAAAAAATCCTTATTTTCCAAGATATAGTGCTCAAATGGACACTAGTTACCACATACCAGAAAAATACGTAAATCCAGGCTACGGAAAAAGCGTGCTCAAGTGTTCAGTATACTAACGGAAAAAAGGGAAGGTAATGGAAAAAAATGTAGCACTCGACCCGCTTTGTAAGTTCCTACCATTTAACGGTTTCTGAGTTTGTGTGCCTGGGGCCGCTACAAATTCAGGGTTGTGGCTACACTGTAAGTATATAAGAATATCAACGACTTACGTAATTTATGGTCAATGTAGCGTAGCATAGAGACCTGGACCTTTTCTTTTTTCTCTTTTTTTCAAAGTCCGAATGCTACGCTACATTGGCTACAAATTACGTAAACCCTTGATAATACTATAACGTAAGTTGTAGCGCTCTCCGCTACAAAACCTTGATTTCACCGCTACAAGTGCTACATCCCAAAGAATTGTTAGAAAGGGACTGGTTGGAGCATAGGTCTTGACAGGCAGGAGGGGACTGTTAAGAAGTTGAACATGCCCAAAAGAGACCCAAATACTGATGGCCGGACCACTTCTAATGGATGTATGCCGAAACAAGCTGCTATACAGCGCGAAAGGAAGAGGCAAAGACAACGAAAGAAGATTACTAAAACAGAAGCTAAATTAAAACAAGTGGAACGGGAGCTGACCAAAACGGAAAAGAAACTGGTTGTTAAGCAACAGATGCTGGAATTGGCGTCCACTGCTCCCTCTCCGGCCCAGATGAGGAAGTTGATATGGGCCACGTTTGAGGAACTGGAGTTCAACCCTGTGACGGCGCTTATTGAGGCATTCAATGAGATTGAGGACCCGAAAGAAAAGGCCCAGGTTGCCGAGAAGTTGGCTAAGATGGTTATAGCGAACCCGAAATCTGTGGATATTGAGGCCGAGATCAAAGGGGGACTTACAATCTCTCTAGCTGATTTCTCCAAGGTCACCCAGAAACAACTCAGACAGCAAACCCCCAACCCAATCGACCAAGCGATTGATGTCACCCCCGACGAAGACACCCTGGATCCCGAATACGCCGAGTTCGTCAGTGAGGAGGAGCAGCACGCAGCAAAGTTACAAGGATGAATATCCAAGTTCCCGCCCAGGGGTGGATCCCCCGTCCCTATCAGCTTCCGTTCGTGAAGTATATGGCCCAAGACGAGTATCATTTACGGGCCGTGGTTGCATGGCACCGACGGGCCGGGAAGGACTTGACGAGTATAAACATCATGGCGATCAAAGCCCTGCAACGGAAGGGGCTTTATCTTTACATCGGCCCATTCAATAACCAGATCCGTCGGATTATTTGGCAGGGGCAGGATAAGGATGGCCGGAAATTCATTGATTTCATCCCACGGGAACTGGTTTCACGTAAATCCGAGCAGGAAATGTCCCTGACTTTATCCAATGGGAGTGTTATTCAGCTGCTTGGGGCCGATAATCCTGATAAACTGGTGGGCATCAATCCCCTGGGGATCGTTTTTTCCGAGTATTCCCTGGCCGACCCCGTTGCATGGGAGCTTACCCGCCCAATTTTGGCGGAAAACGGCGGCTGGGCGTTGTTCAACGGCACTCCACGGGGCCAGAATCACTTTTACACACTGCTTAAGGAGGCCGAAGCGGACAAAGACTGGTTCGCCAGCCACCTCCCGGTCACGAAGACCAGAGCGATCCCCGCCGAAACGCTTCGGAAGGAGCGGGGGAAGATGTCGGAGGCTCGTTTCCAGTCGGAGTACATGTGCTCGTTCAACACTCCTGTCGAAGGGGCCTATTATGGAGGGATTATCACGAAGCTTTACCAGAAGGAACAGATTTTGCAGCGGCTCCCACCGGAACCCAGTCTTTCTGTGCATACGGCATGGGACCTTGGGATGGATGACGCCACCAGTATTTGGTTTTTCCAGCAGCATCGGCATGAGACCCGGATTATCAATTATTTTGAGAACTCAGGGGAAGGACTGGCCTTTTATGCCCGGGAATTGGATCGCTGGGCCTCCTTGAATGACGTTTCTTACGGGAAGCACTACTTTCCCCACGATGTGAAAGTCCGAGAACTCGGCAGCGGCCGCTCACGGTTGGAGACCCTGAGATCCCTCGGAATCAAAGCGATTCCCGTGAAAAAACTTGCTAAGGGGGACCAGATTGAAGCCGTTCGGAATGTTCTGCCCAGATGCTGGTTCGACAGCACCACCTGTCACCTTGGGATCAAGCACTTGAAGGAGTATCGGAAAGAGTGGGATGAAATGAAGCAGGTTTTCAAGAAGACACCCGTTCACGACCAGTCCTCCCACGGAGCGGACGCTATGGCTACCCTGGCCGTCGGGATCCGGGAACACACGAAACACACTGCAGAGCAGCGCAAAGAGTTGACGGAATACAAAACAAAGGAGATCGACTGGTAACCTAATCATGGCAATAAACGACCCAATCCCCCCACAACCAACGGAACTGACCCCCCTGGACCGTGCGGTGATTCTCTACCACACGATGGGTGAAGATTTCATTTCTATTCTGGACCAATATATTTCCAGTTTCCCTCATTCCAAGCGATATACTTTCTTTGGCCCTGGCTACATCTTACTGGGGCACGAAGAAACCAGAGAGAACCCCCACGTTGAGGACTCTCCCGCCATCAGTCCTTATTGGTATGTGACCTATGCCAGCGGGAATCTTCCGAAACTTATACAGTTAATGCCCTACGAGCTTGACAGGGTTGGTTTCGCACGATACGCAAAGTATCCAGAGCGGGGCATTTGCTTTGTTCTAACGAAAACTCTTAATCGATTATACCATGGGATCCAAACCAAAAGCACCTCCGCCCCCACCTCCTCCTCCGCCTCCACCCCCTCCTCCGGCACCAATAGCTAAGCGCCCCATCCAGCAGGCGAAGGTCCCGGCAAAGACGGTCAATCCAACCAATCAGCAGCGGAAGGCCTCACAATCCCAGGTGGGATATGTCGGGGCTCCGCAGGACAAGAAGAAACTCGGTAGTGGAGTCTAATTTATGAAATCTCCCGAACTCGTCAGACTCCAGGACCGATACGAACATGTGAAAATGATTCGTAGCGGCCATGATTCCATGCTCAACGACGCACAGCAGTTCGTGAGCCCGGGGATGATTGGCGGGTTCTCCAACACTAACTCCAGTTTCAGCAGCAATCGGGAGGAGGATACGAGCAAAAAGCTTTACGATCACACGGCGGTATGGGCGAATATGATGTTTGCCAACGGTTTGTCCAGCTACCTGATTCCGAAATCCGACCGTTGGGCTTACCTGAAACCTCAGGACACCCCCTCCGCCTTGTTGGAGGATGATGAGCTTTTGTTTTTGGAGAAACTCAGCGACAAGGTTCAGCATCTTTACAGCCTTCCGCAGTCCCAGTTCTACCCGACGGGCCATGAGACTTTCCAGTCCATCGGTTCCTTCGGGAACGGGGTTGTTTATGTGAATCGGGACAAGCCTGTAATTACGTTCAAATCCTGCCCATTGGCCGACTCTTTCTTCGACATCAACGAAGAAGTGTTCGTGGACACCATGTTCTACCGTCGGTTCATGAGTCCGAAGGCGTTGTTTCAGATGTTCCCCAAGGTGGTGAACAACAGGGCTTTCGATATAGATGCGAAGACAGCGAAGCACGAGATTGTTTACACGGTTGAGCCGAACGATGATTCACGTGCCCGTAAGGGTGGGCGCATTGGACCCGAGCGACCTTACAAGGTGACCTACTGGTGCCCTGATTTGGAAGCAGTTTTTCAGCAGACCCAAAAATCCTACTTCCCCTTCATGGTTCCACGGTGGTTGGTCATGGCCGGGGAAGTCCTGGGGCGTGGTCCTGCTACGACCTGTATGGCTCAGATCCGTGTCATCAACAAGATGGTGAAGGAGTTGCTTCTGAGTGCCGAACAGGCCAACCGACCTCCGCTTGTGGCGGAAGAGGGCTCCATCCTCTTACCGATCACGGCGGGGAATGGTCAGATACTTTACCACGAAATGGGGACCAGCCCACCACAACCTCTGGTCAGCGGCTCCCAGCCGAACCTGACTCTTGAGATGCTCCGTGACTACCGTGAGCAGATCACGAAGGCTTTCTTTGTTGACCAGATTATTCGGGAGCAGAAGAAGGAACGCCAATCAATTCTGGAGGTTCAGGATGAACGCGGCCAGATGCTCCAACAACTCGGACCCCTCCTTGCTCGCATGGAGAATGAATACCTGAGCCCCTGTATCGAGCAGACGGTGGAGTTCCTCCAGGATCGCAGGGACCCTGTGTTCGACGAAATGCCGACGTCTCTCAATGGTCGGCCTCTTGAAATTATTTACACATCCCCCGCAGCCCATGCCCAATATGCGTCGGGTATCTCCAATATAGCTGGCTTTATGCAGGATATTACTCCGATTGCCCAGCAGGACCCGACGGTTCTGGAAAACCTAGACATGAACGAGTTGTTCGAAGCATACGGTCGTATGCGGAACATTCCGCGACGTGTCGTCAAGACCAAGGAAGCCATGAACCAGGCACGTGAAGCACGCGCTCAGGCTGAAGAACAACAGATGGCGATGCAAGCCGCTCCCGAGATGGCAGGGGCTATGAAGGACATCGCTTCCGCCCGAGCCACTGACCCAGAAGGAATGGGCCAACTTTTGACACTGTAAATGAATAACCCAATAACCCACCTGACAGCCCTCCGCAGACGACAGCAGTTCAAGGAGGACCTCGAATTGATCCTTGAAACACCTCATGGAAAGCGGTTTTTTGAGGCTTTTCTGCGGGACAGCAATGTTACGAGGCCTAAGTTCAACAAGGACCCGATGGAGACCGCTTTCAACGAAGGTAAACGCCATTTGGCCATGAGCTATCTCAATCTACTCGGTCAAGACGACCACTATAACCTAATCCACATACTAGAACAAGAGACCAAGAACCATGAGTGACGAAAACGAAGAAGAAGCCCTTTCGGGGGGTATAGGTGGCGGTGCAACTGCCGCCGACGAAGCAATCACGGAAACCCAGGCCCTGGACTTCTCATCTGAGGACATCTACGGCCAGTTCCGAGCCAGTCTTCCCGAGGACCTTCGGGAGAAAGACTTGTTCAAGAATACGAAGAGCCTTCAATCCCTGGCTGAACAGGCTGTAAATGCACAGTCGGCTCTCGGCAAGAAGCGCCTCCCTGTTCCGCAGGAGGATTGGAAGGATGCAGACTGGGATGACTTCTATACCCAGCTTCGCCCAGAAACCACGGACGGTTACACTACACAGGAGAAATTGTCCCTGACGGTTGAGGACGGCGGCGACGCGAAGGAATACACTTTCGACGAAGCCACCTCAACCAAGCTGAAAGAAGTTGCTCATGGTCTTGGTCTCACGGATCGACAGTTCCAGGGGCTCCAGAAAGTCTGGGCGGAGAATGCGCTTCAGTCCGAAGGTATGCTGGACACCCAGATCAGTCAGCACGTTCAAACCCTGACCAATGAACTCCGCAAGGACTGGGGTAATGACTTCAACATTAACCACCGCTCGGCCAATGAAGCCTACGCTGCATTGAGTTCGGAAATACCCGAACTGGAGGAGCTGATGAACTGGAGCCCAATCGTCGCGAACCATCCTGCGGTGATGAAATTGTTCCACCGCCTTGCTCCCTTGGTCAAGGACATCGGGGCTCCCAGTGGTTCCCATACCCTTGGCGGAAGCGAGACTGTCGCAGGGCTTAAGGCTCAGATCAGGGACTTTGATACCGAGCACAACGAACTTCTCTTTGTTACCGGTGACAAATTGGCCGCCCTTTCCCCTGCTGATAAAAGTAAGCGCGAAAGATTGCTTGCCAAGCGCACAGAGTTGTATCAAAAGTTATACCCAACAGATTAATCTGTTGTGTTGGTTTTCACCTCCCCGAGAAATCGGGGAGGTTTTTTTTGTATCCTCTTGACAAACTTACCTTCAAGCTCTAGGGATCAGTTATTGGGCAGCTCTTCGGAGTCCATGGACAGCTTCAGAAAGCCGATGACCTCGTAAGGTCGAGCGTAGTCCGAAAGGGTAGCTAAGCGAAACAAACGTGGCACCGCCGCATATCGTTAATCTATATCTTTTAATAAAATGCCTGCAAATTCTGTATATAATGGCCAAGGGGCTTCGGCTATCGAAGAAGCCTACGTTCGGCAGTTCCAGGAAGGCTTTGAACAAGCCTACCAACAGGATCAGTCGATCCTCGATCCACTTGTGGATCGTGATACTCAAAAATCCGAGTACAAGAGTTGGCAGCGTATCGGTGAAGCTGAGGAGATGACAGAGGATACCACCCGCTATGGGGACAACCCTGTGTCTGAAATCCCTCACGACAATCGCCGCATCTCGCTGCGCCACTACGAACTCGGCAAATACATTGATCCGAAAGACCTGATGAAGGTTGTCTCTGATCCCTCTAACGCTTACAGCACCGCTCTTCTGAAGTCCGGTAAGCGCAAGCGGGACGACTTCCTTATCGATAAGTATTTCGGTGACGCCTACACCGGTAAGGAAGGTTCTACGGCCGTCGCTTATGCTCGAACATCTGACGACGAGAACGACATAACCATCCGCATCGGTGAACTTAGCAACGGTTCGTCCAACAAAATCTCCGCAACTGCCGGACGCTACACTCTGGTCTCCGGTGACTATGAGGGCGTTTCTGTTGGGGCTAACTTCGATGGGTCCACCGGAACTGCTTCCGGTCTGACTATTGAAAAGCTCAAGGGGCTTCGCACCGCAATGCTTCGTATCGAAGCCATCGAACAGGACGACGTTCTTCCGATGCTGCTCACATCCTACCAGCTGGACGACCTCCTCAAAGAGGACGAAATTATCAACGCCGACTACAGTGTTCGTAAGAACCTTGCTGAGGGTAACGTGACAACCTATATGGGTTATCGTTTCATCCTTTGTGAGCGTCTTCCGCTCTCTAGTGGTTCTGGTGGTGATGAACGTCGCTGCATGGTTTTCACTCCGAAGGCTCTCAAGCTGACGATTGGTGAGGACCTGAAGGGAGATATGTGGAAGGATTCTTCAAAGAAGAACATTCCTTATATGTATTTCAAGCAGTCCATTGGTGCCTCCCGTATGTGGGGTGAAGTGGCCGGAGAAATCCGTTGCCTTGAAAGCTAACCTCAACCGAAAGGAACTAATACAATGGCCGCAATTACATTCGACTATGTAGGGACTGAGCTCACTCAGACCCGTGCCGAGAACCCTTCTCCCCTCCAGCCCATCGAGTCCGGTGCGCGTGTTCGGGTTAAGAAGTTCTCGTATACCGCCGCTGGCGCGGTGGCCTCCGGAAGCCAAATTGAGCTTCTTGAGTTCGCCAAAACCGTAACCATCCTTGGTGGTGCGATCACGAACATCAGCCTCTCCAACTCGGCAACTGCCGATATAGGCTGGACTCCGACCGCATCTCCTGTGGATACCAACGTAAACGTGTTCCTGGACGGCGTCACCGCCGCCACAGTGTTCTCACCTTACCAGGTTACGACCACAGCTGCGACTACCCTCTTCCTCACCACCGGTGTTGGCGCACTTGCCGCCGACGACGTGGTTGAAGGATATGTTCTCTACGTTGAAAACTCGTAGGGTCTCCTGAAACCGGTCCCCCTCCTTTTGGGTTGGGAGGGGGACACTTTTCACCTATGGCTACAAATCTTGATCTGGTAAATCGTGCGCTCCTTGAGCTTGGCAACGCCCGTGTGTTGACCCAGGCTGAATTGGATGCCGCTGACACCTCCCCTGCCAAAGTAATGGCTGCGGCTTATCCGTCTGCTATCTCCGATGTTGTTTCCAGATTCGATTTCTACACAACCCGAAAAGTATCCAGACTCACAAGCACAGGCACACCAACGGATACGGAGTTTGAATACTCCTTTGATATTCCATCCGATCTCGCTTCATTCCGAAAGCTCACCACTACCGAGGGATACCGACTCGATCATCGTTTGGAGGGGACCAAGATCCTCGCTAACGAATCCACAATTTTTCTACACTACAATGTCAAAGTGACCGATATTTCCACGGTTCCCGACTATGTGTTCACCCCTACCGTCTTCTGGCTGGCGCATATTGTAGCGAAGCCAATCACAGGGGAATTATCCGACAGAGATCGGATGCACCAGTATTACAAGGAAGCCTACGCTCACGCCAAAACCAAAGCTTCCCAGGAGGCTGCGCCAGGTTTCATAAAAAACGCAAGCAACTCAACTTTCCTGGCAGCGCACGACGGTTATGGCGACGTATAGTACGGTAAACACAGATTTCACCGGTGGGCTTATGAGCCCACACCTTCGCGGAAGAATTGACATCGATAAATTCAAGAAGGGGCTCCAGCAGATGGAGAACTTTCTTCCATCGATCCAGGGTCCCACACGTTATCGTGAAGGGTTTCAGTGGATCCGTGAGGAGGTGGGCGGCAATATTCGATTAATTGAGTTCACAATCAACAATCAAAGCCGCTTCCTTATTGCGCTGTCCGCCGGACTTCTTCAGGTCTACTCGACCGACGGGACTCTCCTTTACACTCGTGGCGGAGGAGTTGATGTCAACGGAGACCCGGTAGCCGCAGCCGACGAGTTCGGGAACTCAATTACGGTGCCTTATCTGGACGACCAGATAATGAACGTCCGCTATTCCCGCGAAGTGGAGACCATGGTGTTCACGCACCCACTACACCCACCTTATTCACTTACCGCCAATACGATCTACGACGAACTTCAGCTCACTGCTACTTCCGAGTATGTTACTACATCTGGCGTTACCGCCAATATCAATGGAACTTTTCTTAATACGGATGCTGAAACCCTTAACGGGAAGCCCAAGTGGATTCTTTATGACGACCCTGTGGCTCAAACATTGGAGTATTGGTATATCCAATATAATGGAACGGATTGGGAGTTTGTAGTCGCTGCCGGACATCCGACACTTACCGCTGGTCACGTATACTACACCAACACATCTGACGAAGATGATGTTCCGGTATCCGGATGGACTCTTGGAGCAAATGGTGTGGATATTGCCGACATCCCAACCATTACCGAAGGTCAATCGAATCTACAGGACTCATCTAACACCCCACTTTACGCAGGAGCCGTGGGTTCCGAAGGCCTTTATCCTTGGCAGTTTGAGCAGATCAAGTTCACTTCCCACCCCTTTCAGAAAATAGACCGGACGGATACCATTCTAACCATCAGCAATGAAGATGAGCGGATTCGGTTAATATCGACCGCTTCGGATTGGTCATCTCTTAGCGCCGTAGATTTAGACGCCAATGAGTGGTATACAGAATACAAGTTTGGAAACCAGTATGGCCTTGCTCGTATTCGTGAGTATGTCTCCGATTCAGAAGTCCTGGTGGACCCCGTGGAGTCCGTGGTCAATATTGAAGACCCCTCTGTTCGGCTGGCCGCAATTATCGGAGACGAAACCAACGCCCCATGGACCGATCGTGATGGAGTCCCTGACGGAGATGTTCACGTCCGTGCCGACGCCCTGATCTTCCGCACATCAAACATCGGTTCCTGGATACGAATTGGCGGGGATCGGTTATTTACCAATGTTTGTGACCCAGTGGATTCCGCAGCATACAACTCTCAAGATGGAGAAATTCGATGGGCTCAGATTACTGATTACCGAGGGGTTGAGGATCACCCTGTTGAGTTCCTCTACGACGAGTTGAATAGCGGGGATCTGGATTCGGGGACTGTCTATGAGATATATGATTGGGGTAACACAATAACCGCAATAAGTGTAATGGATGGTTCCGGATTAAAGGAGGTCTCAGACAGGTCCGCCTTTGTTAGAAAAGATGTTGGCACACCCCGGTTCACAATGAACGCTTTTGCTATTAGTGGGGGGACAGCTAACGGAAGCACAACACTTACCGAACCTGTTGGGGCTGTGACCTCTACAGATATGATTATCGCCAATATGTCCACACAACGTCAGTTCGATGTGGTTGAAGTGGATTCTTCTACTATACGGTCGAGCGCATCCAACCTCATAGTCCCATCCGGAGATGTCTCGGTTTACGATCTCACCAATGACCCTGAACAGTTTGAGACGACCCCTGGGAACCTTGCTTACCACACAGCAACGGTCACATCTTCCCGAATCTTCTTCGATGACACACGGGATAGTGGAAGGTTCCTTCTTGGAGAATTGGTCGATAAGTGGGTACTTCTTCGGATTAACGGTAACAGCCTGTTCCCTTACTCTGCGGAAGTGGACGTTCTTGGCTCTATCCCCAGAGATGAACTCACGGACGACATTAAGAACGACGGCGTATTCACAAGGTTTCGTTGGGGAGCATGGTATACCGACAACTACCCATCAGCAGTCTCTTTCTACGAGCAGCGTCGCGTGTTTGCAGGTTCCCGCAACAATCCTAACCTTGTGTGGCTCTCCAATCTGAACGACCCCACGGACTTTAGGACGGTCGAAGACGACGGGCAGGTTCTGGACACCACAGGTATTACTTACCAGTTGGGAACAGGGTCTACTATTATCAGTTGGTTGGAAGCAGGCCCTACCTTGATTGTAGGCACCGAGTCCAATGAGTGGCAGCTTCGCCCTAATGAGTTCTCCGCAGCGATTACTCCCTCAAACATTCGGATTACCCAGGAAACCTCCATTGGCTCCAAAGTCCAGGGTAAGCGGATCGGTGGGTCTGTGTTCTTCCCCCATATTAGCGGCAAGCAGCTGCATGAGTTCAAATTCGATTTTCAGAGCCAGCAGTTTGTTATCGAGACAGTTACGAAGCTGGTTCCGGATCTTTTTGAGGATGACCCGATACGGTCCATGGGCTACCAGTTTAACCCGAACTCAGCTATCTGGATCGTAACAGAGAATGGGAACTTGTTCACTCTAACCTACCGCCGAGAGGACGACTACTATGCTTGGGCGAAACACAGCTCTTCTGGCGGTACTTTCAAAGATGTCACCGTCGTCCCAAAAGGCGACACAGAGAATTCGGAGGACCAGGTGTGGATTATTGTTGAACGGGACGGAGCGAACCATCTGGAACGTATGGCTGTTTCGTTTACAGACACACTTGTGAATGACTTCAAACTGAATGCAAGATTCCTGGATTCCTATGTTCTGGACACGTCTTTGGGTACCCCTACCCAATTCAGCGCACCTGCCCGTTGTATTATTGACGGGCAAATCCGTGTTGTTGTGGATGGCGTAGACTTGGGAGACCTGGATGCCTCGCCTGGACTCAACAACCTCCCCGATGGAGTCACCGCCACCCAATACATTTTGGTCGGCATTCCCTATCGTGGCATCATTCAGCTTAATCCTCTGGCCATCGACACCTCGGGGAAGAATGCTTACGGAAATATCAAACGAATCAACTCTATCCGTCTTTATCTCTACAAGAGCATGGGCTACAAGATTGGGTTTGATATAAACAACCTGGAACCCATTGCCCCCTCCGGGGGCACATCTTTGTTCACAGGGTTCACGGAGGAACACACCATCCTTGACTCCAACTTCGATGTTGATGAAACTCCGATCATTGTTCAGGATAATGCCTATCCTCTCACTATCGTCTCCTGCGTATTAAAAACTGATTTTCACTGATGGATCCTCCGTCTATTTTTATGGGTATTTCTGCAGTGGCTTCCCTTGCATCGGGAACCGTAGGATACCTTGGTGCCCAGCGTCAGGCGGCAGGGATAGAACAGCAGGCCAAACAGTCCCAACTCCTTGCAGCCAATCGTGCGCAGATCCAACGGAACAACGCTATCGCCCAGGCTCAGGACGAACAGTTTCAGGCTGGTGTGGCCCGTTTCAACAAGCAGGAGGCATTGCTCCAGACGGACCGTAAGCTCTCCTACATACAGGACAAGAAGGAGTCTACCCTTGCAGCTATGCGGGCGAAATCTGTTCGGACCGGTGCCTTTGATTACTCTTTCGACGACATCCTTCGTTCTGAGGCTATGTTGGTTGAGGAGGAAGAAGCCGACTTGTTATACCAAGGAGGTATGTCAGGGTTCCAATCATCCAAGTCTGCCGAGCTCGCAGGAATGCGTGCAGGACGATCTATTGAAATGGGTCGCTACTCTTCAGCTCTCTCCCTTGCCGAAGGCCGATATCAAGTCTTCTCACTCAAGAATCGGGCTTCAGCCACTCGAATCGGGGGTATCGGCACCTTGGTTGGGGGCGTCGCCCAAGGTGCTT